TGTTGTTTAACTCTTGGTTGCCCCATCAATTTAGTGTAGATAATGGTATTGACCCATTTAGATTTATACATTTTAATTTACAGGCAAGAGTAAACAGTGAAGGACGAAAGTAATTTTTGGCAGTATGTAAAAAAGAATACACCCACTATTAAGTGGACAAGAATTGAAAACGCCTGTGCCTTTGGAACTCCGGATCTGTTGGGTTATAATACTAACAACACCTTCTTTACAGTAGAACTTAAAGTCGTTAAGTCTGGCAATAAGATTCGCTTGTCCCCTCATCAAATTAGCTTTCATATACGCCACCCTATTAATACATTTATATTGGTTAAAGATGTTAAGAAAAAACGCTTGTGCTTGTATCTTGGTGAACAAGTGGACGAGCTTGTCGCTTGTGGTTTGAAGGCTACACCCATAGCTCAAAATATTGAAGATTGTTTGTCATATTTAGAGAAGTTAAGCTATTCTACTTCTAATCTATGTGTATAGTCGCTTTCAGTATCTGGGTGAACTGTAATGACTAAATTATTATTGTTATGAGATTTTGTTTTTTCTATTCTTATTTCATAATTTTTATAATTAAGCCATAACACATCACCTACAATTTCTAAATTATTTAATATATTGTTTTTTCTCTCGTACTCCATAGCCTTGTTCTTACTATCTCTATAATTGTGTCCTTCATCTCGTTGTGTCATAGTTCCTCTTCTCTTTTTGAATAATTCCAATGATCGCTTACATCTTGCACATAATCATCAATATCTACTTCTTTATTAAGTAGTGATATAATTTCATCCAATAATTTTTGTTTATTGGTATGGTCACTACCCAAAAAATATTCTAATTGTTCACTTGTTATCTCGCCATTATGGTGTCCTTCATCTCGTTGTGTCATTTGTTTTCCTTTATATATTCTCTTACTCCATCTGCTAGTTTTTGAATTTCATGCCATAACTTTTCGCCTTCCCAATGCTCAAATGGTTGCCATGCTAATTTTTCAATCTCATCATGTAATTTTTCTTCATCCCAATTAACCCAATCAGCATCTAAGTCATCATATAAATAATAACCACTAGCCCATTCAAAATCTTTTCTATCTTCTTCTGTCATTGCTTATCCCTTCTGCTCGCTCGCTTGTTGATTAATACAATCATTACAAATTAAATCAAAATCAATCTCATTAATATCTTTCATTGTTCCATATAATTGCACTCCCCCACATTTTGAACAAATATCAAATGGTTGATTAGGATTATTTTTCATAATTTGCTTTTGTTGTTGTTCAGTCAATTTCATATTATCCCTTCTGCTCGCTCGCTTGTTGATTTATAATATTTTTACATTCTTTTAATCTTCTTAAATCTGCATCATAATATTCTCTATTTGATTTATTTTTTAACCAGATGTCCTCTTGAATATCTAAACAATGTTGTATTACATTTATTTGATCTTTATTAAATTTATAATTCATATTATCCCTTCTGCTCGCTTGTCGCTTGAGCCTGTCGCTTGTCGCTTGTTAGTTTAAATAAGCGGTTGCAGGGCAAGTTCGGGTAGCTTGCGCATCCTCGCGTTATCCTGCTTTTGATATATAATTTTTCAATCAACTTAAACCGCCCACTATCCGCACAAAATTAAACATCTTGCACAAATCCCGTTTGGTCTTTTAACGCTCTACCTTTAGCATAAAGACCTATAATAACATTTTTAGGGTCGTTAAATCTTAAATCAGACTTATCACCGTTAAATACTTTGTAATTTAAAAATCTTTTTGGAAGTTTTTTTGTTCTAAAAACCGCTGAAATATTGCCACCACGTTTTAATATGTATTTCGCTTGTGGTTTATTATCTTCATTTAAGCTGTATGTAAGATGATAATTTTTCGGATATTCTTTTTTTACATACTTTAATGCTCGCTTGTATATTTTGGTGTAATCATAAAATTTAACTTGTTTAAACTCTTCATATAGCCCGTGTATATTCCAATCTATGTCACTTGTTCCGTTTAATCTTACGGCAGGTTTAAAGCCCTTTAATTTACATCTTTTAATATGTCTTTTTATTTCTATTCTTATTTGATCTAAAAAACTTTCACGCTCTAAAAAATACCACTTCGTTTTGTTGATACGCCCTTGTTGGACTGAATTCATTCGCCCGCGCCCTGCAGTATTTAAACAGCTTGCCATGCAACCCGCGCTTGCCATTGGACACACATTAAAACCGCTTGTCCGTTGTGGTGCTAGATATAGAATTGCGGTCATGTATTTGTATTTTTGGCCTTTAATTGTTTTGGCGTTGTTATCTATGTTAAGAAGTTTTTTTGATTTGTATATCATTATATTGCTTTTGTTTAATTTCTTTAAAAAATTTATTACAAGTCTTTAAGTAATTTTTACTTAAATATTTGTGATCATGAATAAAATAGTTAAGTAAATTATTTTTTTTTGATCTTATTTTTTTCATTTAACAATCTAAACAGTAATTTTCAAATTGGGTATAATCTGGCCTTAATGGTCTAAAACATTTAAAACAATGT